CTGGCAAACGGTGCAGTCTACGGTGATGACGGAGATGTGAATGCGTTTCACGGGAAAAAACTGGATGCACTGGAAGACCTGGTGGAATCAGCAAATGGCAGGCCGGTGCTTGTGGCGTACTGGTTCAAGCATGATTTGTCACGGATCATGGAGCGGCTTAAGAAGCTGAAAGTGGACTGCCGGAAACTGGATTCGGATGAGAGCATCCGGGAATGGAACGCAGGGAAGATCCTGGTGGGACTGATCCATCCGGCAAGTGCCGGGCATGGACTGAATCTGCAGTCCGGAGGGAATATCCTTGTATGGTTCGGGCTGACGTGGAGCCTGGAACTGTACCAGCAGACAGTGGCAAGGCTGTGGAGGCAGGGACAGGAATCCGGGACGGTTTCCGTGATACATATCGTGGCGGACGGGACTGTGGATGAGCGTATCATGAAGGCACTGGAAATGAAGGATGGAACACAGGCGGCACTGATCGAGGCGGTGAAGGCTGAGATCGGGATGGATGCTGAATGAAAATTCATGGCAATCAGAGTCAATCCAAGGGAAAAAATATCTGGAGGTGGCTTATGGATAAGCAGCATATGGAAGTAAAGAATTTTCTGATGAAGGCATATTACATGGATCAGAGGATTGACAGTAAGTTGGAACAGATAGTATCCCTGAATGAACTGGCAAGGAAGGCAACCTCAGCCGTGAGTGATATGCCTGGAAGCCCGAACAGGAACATTCACAAAACGGAGGATATCATTGTGAAGATACTGGAACTGCAGGAGGAAATCCAATCTGATATCAGTGAACTTCTGGATCTGAAACAGAGCATTCGCAGATGCGGCCGGCAGCTGGAAGAACCAGAGGAGCAGGTTATTCTGGAAGAACGATACCTGAAAATGATGAAATGGGAACAGATAGCCGTGATCCTGAATATGAGCACGAGGAAAGTATTCCGGATCCATGATGAAATGCTGAAAAAAATCACAATTCCTGAAATCTGGCAGTAAATGCTATGGAATGGCAGTATCATCCTGTGATATTGTTAGAATGCGCAAAGCAGAATGAGACGGAAGCCTTGGAAGATGAATTTCTTTCAGGGCTTTTGTCATGTCCGGAGGTGGGAAAGATGCCGAGGAAACCAGATGTGCCGTGCAGGTATCCGGGATGCAGCAGGCTTGTACCAGCAGGGGAACGGTACTGTGATGAGCACAGGAGCAGGGTGAACAGTGATTATGAGAAGTACGGCAGGGATAAGACTGCAAAGAGAAAGTACGGGCGTGCATGGAAACGGATCCGTGACAGGTATGCGGCAGAGCATCCTTTCTGTGAACTGTGTTATGTGAAGGGTGTGATGGCTAAAACCGAACAGATCCACCATAAACTTCCACTGAGTGAAGGCGGGACACATGACAGGAACAATCTGATCGCACTGTGTAAGCCGTGCCATTCGAGGATTCACGCACAGAGGGGTGACCGCTGGAACCGCAGGTGAGATTTTCCTGTGAGGGGGAGGGGCGGTGTAAATCCCTGTGACGGCTGTGACGCTAGAACGGCGGGTGGGTGTCACGCACAAAATTCAGTATTCAAACGGGGAATTGTCCCTGTGACAGAAAAGAGGTGGGAAATATGGCAAAGGACGGGACTGCCAGGGGCGGTGCCAGACCGGGAAGCGGACCGAAAAGGAAGGCTCTGACGGAGAAAATCTCTGCGGGCAAAACTGCAATGGTCTGTGACCTGCCGGAACCTTCTGACCTGGAAGGATCGGAGATGCCGCCGGTCAAAGAGTTCCTGAAAGCAAAACAGAAAAATGGAAAAGACCTGTGTGCGGAAGAAGTTTATACGGAAACATGGAAGTGGCTGAAAGAAAGAGGCTGTGAACGCTGGGTCAGTGTGCAGCTGATAGAACAGTATGCCATGAGCGTTGCCAGATGGGTGCAGTGTGAGGAAGCCATTTCGGAATATGGAATGCTGGCAAAGCATCCGACAACAAAAAATGCGATTGCATCCCCGTATGTTTCCATGTCGCAGCAGTACATGAAACAGGTTAATCAGGTCTGGTACCAGATTTTCCAGATCGTGAAAGAAAACTGTTCAGTGGAATGGCAGGGAAACACGCCGCAGGATGACGTGATGGAACGCCTGCTCAGAACAAGAAACGGAGGTTAGCAGGAATGGAGATTAAGGTTGTAAAAGATTTTCAGCTGGTAGATGTGGAGAAACTGGTGCCCTACATCAACAACGCAAGGACACATTCGCCGGCACAGATCAATAAGCTGAGGGCCAGCATCCGGGAATTTGGTTTTATCAGCCCGCTTGTCATTGACCGGGATTTTAATGTGCTGGTCGGACATGGAAGGCTGGAAGCCGCAAAGGAAGAAGATTATACAAAAGTGCCCTGCGTGTTTGCGGACAATCTGACAGAGGCACAGAAGAAAGCATACATTCTGGCAGACAACCGCATGGCAATGGATGCCGGCTGGGATGAGGAGCTTCTGAAAATTGAGATGGAAGAACTGCAGGCGGCAGATTTTGATATGGGACTGACTGGTTTCCGTGAGGACGAGATTGCGGATCTGTTTGCTGTGAAGGAAGATCCGGATGATGCCGGAAGCAACAAAGAGTTTGATGAGGGGGAATTTGGTGATGAGGAATTTAAGCACGAATGTCCGAGATGCGGATTCAAATTCAACTGATCACAGATTTCCGTGGAAATGGAGGCTGGCTGATCTTGGGGATGTGCCGAAAAACGGGAAAACGGTGTTCAGCTGTTTCTCATGCGGGGGCGGCTCCTCTATGGGATATAAGCTGGCCGGATATAAGGTTCTGGGTAACTGTGAGATTGATGAAGGCATGATGAAACTTTACCGGGAAAACCATCATCCCCAGTATTCATATCTGATGGACATCCGGGAGTTCAATGAGCGGAAGGAGTATCCTGATGAACTGAAAAATCTGGACATTCTGGACGGATCGCCGCCATGCTCGGTGTTCAGCGTTGCCGGCGAAAGGGAGAAAGCCTGGGGAAAGGAAAAGGCATTCCGGGAAGGACAGAAGATGCAGAGACTGGATGACCTGTTCCTGCATTTCATCCGGACTGCGGAGATCCTGAAGCCGAAAATTGTGATTGCGGAAAATGTGGCAGGGCTTCTAAAGGGCAATGCCAGGGGCTATGTGAATGAGTTGCTGAAAGCATTTAAGAATGCAGGATATGTGACACAGATTTTTCTGCTGGATGCCCGGACAATGGGCGTGCCGCAGAGAAGAAGCCGTGTCTTTTTTATTGCACACAGGAATGACCTGGATCTGCCAAAACTGAAACTGGATTTTCAGGAAAAGCCGATTCTGTTCGGGGAAGTCCGGAGTAAGCATGGAATCCCGTATAAGAAAAAGCTAATGGCGGAGCTGATCGGGAAGCGGAAGAAGGGCGACAGGTGTTTTGCGGACATCTCCATGAGGGAGCGTGGAAAAAGATCCATGTTCAATAATTCCATTGTGGATGATGACCGGATTGCACCGACCAATGTTGCGAACGCCACTCTGACAAGATTCTGGGATGGTGAGAAATATTCTGATGGGGATTATGTTGCCACGCAGACATTCCCGCAGGATTATAACTTTCTGGATCAGTCCGTGGAGTATGTGTGCGGGATGAGCGTGCCGCCGGTGATGATGGCACAGATTTCCAGTGCGGTTTATGAACAGTGGCTGAAATGGCTGTAAGGGGCTGGTTTATATGGCAATGAGAAAACTGAAAAAATATAAGCCGACAAAGTTCCGGGCAAGGGGAAGTAAATACAATAAGGACGCTGCTGATTTTGCGGTGGCGTTTATTGAAAGTCTTTGCCATACGAAAGGCACCTGGGCAGGGAAGAAGTTTGAACTGATCGACTGGCAGGAGCAGATCATCCGGGATCTGTTCGGGACTTTGAAACCGAACGGGTACCGGCAGTTTAATACAGCGTATATTGAGATTCCGAAGAAACAGGGAAAGTCAGAGCTTGCGGCAGCGGTTGCACTTCTGCTGACCTGCGGGGATGGGGAAGAACGTGCAGAAGTTTATGGATGTGCGGCAGACCGGCAGCAGGCGTCCATTGTTTTTGAAGTTGCCGCTGATATGGTGCGGATGTGTCCGGCTCTGAATAAGCGTGTGAAGATTCTGGCATCACAGAAGAGGATTATTTATCTGCCGACCAATTCCTTTTATCAGGTTCTGTCAGCGGAAGCATACAGCAAGCATGGCTTTAACATTCATGGAGTTGTTTTTGATGAACTGCATACCCAGCCGAATCGGAAATTGTTTGATGTTATGACGAAGGGATCCGGGGATGCCAGAATGCAGCCGTTGTATTTCCTGATCACGACTGCCGGGACTGATACCAATTCCATCTGCTATGAAACGCATCAGAAGGCGAAGGATATTCTGGAAGGCAGGAAGATTGATCCGACTTTTTATCCCGTGATCTATGGTGCGGATGAGGCGGATGACTGGACGGATCCGAAAGTCTGGAAGAAGGCGAATCCAAGCCTGGGAATTACCGTGGGACTGGATAAGGTCAAGGCGGCCTGTGAGTCTGCAAAGCAGAATCCGGGCGAGGAGAACAGTTTCCGGCAGCTGAGACTGAACCAGTGGGTGAAGCAGGCAGTCCGGTGGATGCCAATGGAAAAATGGGATAAATGTTCCTTTGTGGTGAATGAGGAAGAACTGGAAGGACGTGTCTGCTATGGCGGGCTGGATCTTTCTTCCACTACGGATATTACGGCATTTGTGCTGGTGTTTCCGCCGATGGACGAGGAGGATAAATACCAGGTTCTGCCGTATTTCTGGATTCCGGAGGAAACGCTGGATCTGAGGGTGCGGCGTGACCATGTGCCTTATGATATCTGGGAAAGACAGGGATTTTTGCAGACCACGGAAGGGAACGTGGTGCATTACGGGTATATTGAGAAGTTCATTGAACGGCTGGGGGAGAGGTTCAACATCCGGGAGATTGCTTTTGACCGGTGGGGTGCCGTGCAGATGGTTCAGAACCTGGAAGGCATGGGATTCACGGTAGTTCCGTTTGGACAGGGATTCAAGGATATGAGTCCGCCGACCAAGGAGCTGATGAAGCTGACACTGGAACAGAAACTGGCACATGGCGGACATCCGGTTCTGCGGTGGATGATGGATAATATTTTTATCCGGACGGATCCGGCGGGGAATATCAAGGCGGATAAGGAAAAGTCCACGGAGAAGATTGACGGTGCCATTGCAACGATCATGGGACTGGACAGGGCAATCCGGTGTGGAAATGATACCAGTGAGTCTGTTTATGATACCAGGGGATTGATAGTGTTTTAATGTGCCTTGTAAAAATATACAAATTACGATATGCTATCAAAAAGAAGATAGCAGGAGGTACAAGAAAATTGACAATCGACATGAAATATTTTAATGTGTACTATTTTTGTCATCTGGCAAATGAGAGTATGGGAAAATTTGAATATGCGACAAATTATGGTATATTTGTTGAACAAGAATTTGCTGTTGATCCAGAAGAATTTCCGAAAGTATCTGTATTAAGACAATTTTGCTATTGGTTGGTTGAGCGTATTATTTGGGAGCAAGTTTCGTTAATATCAAATGAAGTTAAAAATTATGATTTTGATCCAGTAAGTTGGGTATGTCAGGCTATAAAAAAGTATAGGGATATTGATGTTGACGGTTTGTTTGAACAAATATGTGCAGAAGATAAAGAAGAGGCAGACTTTGAAGAACTCTTTAATGTGTTTGTTGAAAAATTGGATGATTTATATTGCAATGTGATATGGGACATAGCAACGGAAATTGAATATATATTATTTCAAAATAGAGAATTTCTGGTTCGATTTAATGAAACGATGGCCAGTGCATTTGAGGACAACAATAGAAAACGAATATATGTTCCGGAATGGGTTAAAAGGGCTGTTTTATTTAGGGATAGAGGTTGCTGTGTTTTTTGCAAAAAAGATTTGACAGGAATATATACACTATTAGATGACAGAGAAAAACAATTTGATCATATTGTTCCGCTTGAAGAAGGCGGATTAAATGATGTTTGCAATATACAGTTGACATGTCAAGAATGTAATCAAAAAAAGCATACACAAAGTGGTACAAGTACGTTATATCAAACAGCATATTGAAAAATATAATGAACATGAGCATCTATCAGAACGGTAGGTGCTTTTGTTTTGCTGTTTTTGGAAAGGATGGATGGGGATGAAGTTGTTTGGAAAGCTGTTTCGGGGGAGGGATGCTCCTTCCAACAGTACGGCTGGCAGCGGGTATGGATTTTTTATGGGGAGTACGGCTTCCGGGAAGAGAGTGAATGCACGGAGTGCCATGCAGATGACGGCAGTGTATTCGTGTGTGAGGATTCTTTCTGAGGCGGTGGCGAGTCTGCCGCTGCAGTT